GGTACATGATGGCGTCTTCGATAGTGGCGCAGCCGTAGCAGCTGGCGTACACGAAGGCCCGCAGCTTCTGGGCAATGCTGATGGTTTCAGCGGTGACGTTCTCAGTGTCGAGGCCGGGCACGCCGATGATGCGGGGTTTTACGCCCAGGTTCTGTTCGGCGGCCAGCAGCGCTTTCAGGCCAGTCTTCTTGCCTTCCGGGGTGACAGTGCCGATCACGTTGGCTTCGGTTTCGTTGGCTTCTGTGCCTTCCTCTACCCGCACCACCACCACCAGGGCGCTGGCCTGGTCGGCAATGGCGTCCAGTGCCGCCGGCAGGGTGCCGGTCGTGCCCGCATCGCCAATCGCGTCCAGGACATTGGTAACCAGAATCGGGGTATTCAGCGGGAAGGCTTCGTTTTCGCCACCGCTGAGCTTGGTGTAGTCCACGATGTTGGCCAGGCCGACACCGGTGCTGCCGTCGTCCAACGCCGCGGATACCAGTGCAGAGGCTTCTGTGCTTTCATTGACGGCAGTCACAACATCCTGAGCTGTGCTGGTGATGACCGCCTCAGCGTCGGTTGCCAGGCTGACGGTTATATCGGTGCCCGATACAGTGACGCCAAGGACAGCGGATGCCGTGCCAGGGTCAATGTAGCGCACCCGGATCTGGTTTCCGTCCGTGCCGGCTTCGGCAGCGGTGTAGACAATGTCGCCGTTCTCGGCAATGGTCCGGATTGCGGCCTCGGCTTTTACGCCAGAGGACGCTTCCGGAGCGGTAGCCACAAGGCCGATGATGGCTGTTGCAACGGTACGGATGGTCCGGGTGCCCTCGTTGATTTCGAGCACTCGAACCCCGTGGTGGTATTGGTCTGGCATAGCGCCTCCTGGTCTGGTTTTGCCGGGGTATAGGTGCCATGATGACCGTTAAGCAGAGTGCTTCCACTGCTCCTTGTTGTCAGGGCTGTTCGCACAACTTCCGGGCCGGATAAAGCGTGCCCGGCTTAGCAGCATCGACCGGATCCTATAGGTGTCTGCGAACTTGGCGTGACCCACCCAGGAGTTGATCCGGTTGCGTATTTCTTCCGGGCCTATTTTCCCTTTCGCGTATTCACGCTGCATGATCTTCAGCCGTGATTTCATCCTTCGAACACTGCCGGTGCGAAGCCTGCGGTGCGTTGTCCACATACGGTAACCCAGAAAATCCAGCGCGCGGCCATTACGGGTGCCCACGGGGAACACCTGGGTTTTGTCATTGAGCTCCAGGGCCAGGTTGTCTTTCAGCCATTGCTCCAGGTGCCGGCGGAGCTGGTGCAGGTGCTGCTTGTCGTGGTGCACGATGATCCAGTCGTCCATGTAACGCATGTAAAAGCGTTCGCGCAGACCCTGCTTTACTTCCTGATCCAGCTCGTGCAGATAAACGTTGGCGGCCAGCTGGCTGGTGAGGTTGCCGATCGGCAGGCCAGGGCCCCAGGAATGGATGATGGCGCTCAGCAGTGCCATGGTTCGCTGGCATTTGATGCGCCTGGCCAGCATCGCCAGGAGGATGTCGTGGTTGATGCTGGGAAAGTATTTGCGCACGTCCGCCTTGAGCACGTAGGCGCGGCCGTGGTTGCGCTCTACCTGGCGGAGCCACTTCTGGGCCTGCAGCGCGCCGGAGTGCATGCCGCGCCCGGGCCGGCAGGCGTAGCTGTGGTGAATGAAACGATTTTCCCAGATGGGTTCGATCGCGGCTACCAGGCTGTGCTGCAGCACGCGGTCACGGAAGGGCAGTGCGGCCACCAGCCGGGTCTTGGGCTCATACACGTAGAATTCCCGGTACTGCCCGGTGTGATACTGGCCCCAGATCAGTTCGTTTTGCAGCTGGATCAGCTCGCCTTCCAGATTGCTTTCAAACTTTAGCACTTCGGCGTGATGCCGCTTGCCCTTGCGTGCCTTCAGATAGCCGTTATACAGGCTCTCGAAATCGTAGATGTTCGGGTACAGGTTGTCGTAGGTCTTCATGCGGGGTCCTTGGCAAGATGGCGCCGGAAGAGCCTTGCCTGGGCTACTACACTACCGGCGCCTGTTCATGTTTCGGCGCTTGGCCGGGGATTAGCCACCCTTTTGAAGGTGCGCTGTCTGCAAAGCCTTGGCCTTGCAGCTTCTGGCTTACCTCAAGAGCGGGCCGAAAGCCGATGTTCGTGTTCGAGTTCGAGCGCGGGTTGTTCAAGTTCAGCGCGCCCAGCCCGGCATTGGAGCCGTTGTTCCAGTTGCCGCCACGATACGGAAGGCGCAGTGTGGCTAACCCTTTACACTTTTCAGCCAGCCGCCAACCATTCGCCCGACTTCGTCCAGGTGCCGGCTCCACACTTCGTACTTCTTCATGGGCAGGTGGCCTTCTTTCATGGCCATCCGGACCCGGTAGCGCATGACATCCAGCTCCACCGAGAGTGCCCCGAGTACCGCTTTCTTGTGGTGTTGCCTGGATGCCTTGGCGGTCAGTCGCGTGAGCTCCGTCATTATCTGGCGGATCTCAGCACTGGAAACATGCTTTTCAGCTTTCGGAAAGTGCCGCAAAGCAGCACGGCCGTACAGCTCCATCTCTTCCAGTTTTTGGGCAATTTTCAGGTTGTGCATGGCTGTTCCAATAAATAGGGGCGCACTGTCGTGCACCCCCTCAAATGGCAAGTCTCAGAGATCAGCCGACAAAAGCGGGCCGAAAGCCGAAGCTCGTGCCCGAGTGCGAGCGCGGGTTGTTCAAGCTCAGCGCGCCCAGCCCGGCACCGGAACCGTCGTTCCAGTTGCCGCCACGAGGCGGAAGGCGCTCGCCTGAGCTGTTCGCGTGAAGGCGGCCCTGGGCTTCGGTCTCGGTCTGCGGGCTGACCATCAGCCGCTTCATCAGGTCGCTTTCCGTGTAGCCTGCGGCCTTGGCGGTGGCGTTCCAGTCGTTATCAATGCGAGAGTCTTCCGGGGTGCCCTGCGAATTCGCCAGCGTGATGGTGCCGGATTCGTTGGTCAGGAAGTGCCCGGCAGACTGCCAGTTGGCTTCGTCCGCGGTGTAGGCGTTATCGACGGTGCAGAAGATTTCGCCGTCCACGATCTTGAACTGATCCTGCCATTCCCAGACGTTACCCACCAGATCGGCAATGCCGGCGGCGCTGCCGTCGTGCCTCCAACTGGCTGGCCCGCCACCGGTTGCGGTGCGGCCACCGGATCCGGTGACAACAGCCGTTTCATGGTTGGCATCATGGGCGCGACCGTAGTCGGTGTTGCCACGTGGGATGAAGCCGTTGACCTTGCACCACAGCGCAATCGCCGCCCACTCGTGCATGCTCATCAGGTGCCAGCCGGGGCCCTTGTCTTCGCAGGCTGCCTTGGCCGTGTCGTAGTTGATAGAGGTGCGCGGATCCTTGCCGGGCAAGCCGACAGCGCGGCCGTTATGAAGCGAGGCCTGATACTGGCTGACGAAGATTTCCGACTTCTCTTGGCCGTCCACCAGGAAGGCGGTGGCCACGCCGGTGCCCAGAACCGCATCCAGGCCCAGGTCTTCGTAGCGGAATTTCGGGATAACCCGCATGAACGAGGGGTAACCCTGGTCGTCATACAGGACGGTGATGTGACCGCCGGTGGCGGCTTCAACCTGCTGACGCAGGCTGTCGGGGCTGAAGATGATAGACATCGCGTCTACTCCTTATCGTTGAATAGTCCAGAGGGTGATCACCACCTGGTCAGGGTTCAGCGGCACACGGTGCAGCTCGATGACGGGGTTGCCCTCGTCATCCACTTCGCCGGTGTCCACTTCTTCGCTTCGGTACGGCGGAATCTGAACCGACGCCACCTGAAAGCCTTCGCTGGCTTCCGCAATATCACCATTGGGCGCCTGACGCAGGTCGATCAGCTGTTCGGATTCTTTCTGCCGGCCCTCTGTGTCGTAGGTTTCGCCGCCAATGATGACCAGCTTTCCGGCCACCGATACATCCGGGTGCGGCCCTGGGCCGCGCGTGATAAGTCTCATGCTTTTCTCCTTACTGTTGCATCAGGTGCGCCACAAAGCGGACGCGTACAGAATCGGCGGAGCCGCCCAGGTAAACCCGGAAAGTGTTGCTGGCGCGGTCTCCGGCTTCGTGCTGAAGTGTTGGGGTTTCTCCGCCCAGGTAATCCACGATGTCCAGGGACAGGTGGTAGTTGCTGCCACCCATGACGCGCTCGAAGTCTTGCTGCCTGAACGCGGGCGAGGTGTGAACGGACGGCCATTCAGGTTCTGTGCGGGCAACACTGGTGATGGTGACATCCTCCAGCTCCGGGGCACTGGTGCCGGTGCTGCCGGCCGGAATGGACAGCTCTGCCAGCACCAGCGCATCGTCCGGGGCCTTTTCATTCAGGTTGGTGACGCCCAGCTGAACGCTGCCATTGATGACGGTCAGGTAGGCGTCTGCCGTGGCCGACTCGGAGCTGGAGTTGCTGGGCACGCTGGCTGCGTTGTCACCGGCGTTGACCGGCATTTCTCGGCCGCGCATGAAGCACACCCCAGAGGCAATGTTCAGGTTGCGGTTTGCGGTGGTCGATTTGCTCAGGCTGCAGCCGTTCTTTACGCCCCGGTTGACCAGCACGAATTCCCCTTCCTGGTGGCGCACGGTTTGCTGGCGCTCCAGTTCCTTGGTCAGCAGGCCCACTTCCGAAAGCGATTTTTCAACCGCTGCCCACAGGGCGTTCTGGCCGTCGGTGCCGACGGCTTCAAGATCCTGCTGAGCGGCGGCCAGCTGGCTTTTAAGCCATTCGGTGCGGTTGCCCAGTTGCTTTGCCTGGATGTTGCTGATGCCGTCCGGACCACCGATGACGGGGTCTTCCGGTTCGATCTGGTAGATTCCGTTCACCCATGCCGGGGTGATGCTCAGGTTTGCCATGATGTACCTCGCTTAAAACGTGATGGTCCAGGTGCCTTCCAGGCTGATATCGCTGTTTTTCTCGATACCGCCCCTAACTTTCCGGCTGAACAGCTCGCCGGAGGATGTTCTTAGCCCAAACTCCCGGATGGTGATTCCGTTTGCCTCCGTGGTGCTCAGGGCAAAGCTGAAGCGCACTTTCCCGGGGGCCGGGTATGAGTGCCCGGACAGCGGCCGCCAGTGTGGGGCGGTGAGATCCGTGTCGTTGGGTGACGCCGGGTCAGAGCCGGTGCCGAATCCGATGTGGGTGACAGAGTCGCCGGAGCCGTCGCCGGCGATCAGGCGGGCCAACATTTCCCGGGCGGCGTTGACGATCAGGTTTTCATCCTTCCACCAGTCGATCAGAAGGCCGTCTGAAGCGCGGACAACCGCCACTTCCAACGTGCCGCTAAGCTGGATTGATTCTTTAATATCCATGGTTCCCCCGGATCAAATGTTCATGGCGTTATGGGTGGTGCCTGCGTGGCGGCTGTTGCCGACGTGGGCCAGGCGGCCATTGTGGGTTCTGCGCTCGATGACGGTGACCAGGCCTGCGTCTGTAGCAGCAGGCTGAAGGCTCCCGTGGCTCAATGCGCCGTCGTGGCCGGCTGATCCTGTGTAGAATCCAGCCACTTGTTGAATGTCGGATGCCTGGTACCGCAGCGCCAGGCCGTAGTCTTCCCACCGGTTATCGTGCCGAACGCCGGTTACGTGCCATTCGTGGTGGGGCATCAGACCGTCATGGCCGGCGTATCCGCTGTAGGCGAGTCGGCCGTTGAAGTACGTGGCTTCGCGGGGCAGCTTTTGCGCCTGGCTGTGGCTGATGCTGCCGTCGTAGCGCTGGCCGGCTGGGCGCACTTCCTCGATGTACTGGTGAGCGGTGATGGCATACTCGTCCGCCATTTCCAGGGCATCGGCTACGGAGGCCTGATAGGCCACTTCCCTCAGAACCGAGCGCACGGGTTTGGCCCGGTTAACAAGCCTTACCAAGCGCTCCCGCTGGAGGCCGCCAACACCCTGGCTCTCGCCAATGTCTGCAATTACCCGGAACTGGGCCCAGCGAGAACCGCCGGAATAGTCGTCTTCGCCGTTGTGCACCTCGGCGGCGTCGTACCTCAGGTGTGGCAGGCCCTCTTCGATGTAGGCATCGGCGTACCCGGCGGAGCGCAGGGCCTCGCGGACGGCCCAGACGGTGCCCCGGTGGCGGCGAATGTCGGGTGTGGCGGCGATCACGTCGCGCTTCACCTGTTCCGGCCAGTCGGAGCTCCATTCTTCAACGCCTACGGCATAGGCCAGCCAGGGCAGGAACGCGACCGGGCAGCGCTGCGGGTGCCAAAGATCTGCCACCGGCACGTCAACCAGAAGCGCAGCCCGAAGCGTTGCTTCCAGGTCGCGCTCCAGTTCGGTGCTGTTGGGTGGCAGCAGGCGGTTATTCACTGATCGTTACCTCTATGCCGTCGCACCAGGGCGCCTCCACGGCAGAGCACTCGATGTCTTGCGCCGGGCCGGTGAGCGTTACGCGCTCCACGCCCTGCACGTACATGGCAGCGGCCAGCGCGTCTTTGATGATGTCTTCACCCAGGGCGTGCCGGCCTTCGGTGTATTCATCGGCCGCGCGGATCGCCTCATCACGAACCACCATGGGATCCGGGCCGGAGCGCAGCTGCAGCGAAGCCTGAACGGAATAGGAGCGGATCACGGCCGACTGAACCTGCACCTGGTCGTTCAGGGGGCGCGCACGCTCGGCGCTGGTGCTGTCTTGAACGGCGGCGATCAGCTCGGCAGATGCCTGCCCCGACCCCTCGCGGGACAGGACGGTGACCTGAACAATGCCGGCATAACGGTTGATCGCGGTCACGTCCTTGGCGTCTTCGTGAGCGCCAAGGGCGTGGTATCGGTACCCGTTTTCAGATCCGGCGGTTGACGGGGCATCCATGGCCAGCATGATTCTGCGCTTGTAGTCCTGGTCGGACTCCATGACCGCTTCCACGGGCGGATCGGCTTGCAGGTCGGCTGGCTGCAGGATCAGGCGCTGGGTGTCGTAGTAGGTGATGCCGATATGATCCAGGGTATCGCCGGTGGCGTAGGCCAGAAGCAGCGACCGGGCATCTTCCTGGAACTGCTGGCGCTTGATCAGGCCAAAGTAGGCCGCGCTTTCCAGCAGTTTGGTGACCGGCTCGCTCTCCAGGTCGATCGTTTCCGCGGCCTGGGGGTGACGCTGCAGGAAGTCCTGGCGGATGTCATCCAGCAGCTGCTCGAAGCTGAGGGTTTCGATAATCTCAGGCGCGGGCAGTCTTGATAGATCAATCTGGCTTGGCATTATGCGCCCCCGATCGGTACGTCAAAGCGTTGCTGTGAGCCATCCGCAGATCTGGTGGCCTCAACAGATAGAGTGGCCTGGCCGGCGCTGCTGACCGCTCGCGTGACCCGGTTGATCTTGACCCTGGGCTCCCACTGGGCGATCGCCACCACGGCGGCGCTATAAAGCCGCAGCAGGTTGGCATTATTCAGCGGCTGGTCGATCAGCGCCGGGATGAGCGATCCGTAGTCACGGCGCATGACTCTGGATCCCAGCGGTGTGGCCAGAATGTCGGTGATGCTTT